CTGAATCCGATGCTAGATCCGCACCCGTCATTGGGCGAGGTCAACCGCATGTTCCTGCTCACGACTGCCGCCGGGCTACTGGCTGCGCATTACCTGCCGAAGTACCGGAAAGGGATGCTGCAAGTCTGGTTCGCCGTCGGCGTCGGCATGACGCTTCGCAACGCCTCGATCGGCATTCGGATGGAGTTCTGAGTGATCCCGGTACAGAAAATCAACGACTGCGCTATCGAGATATGCGACCGCGCGTTCCACTGGCGCACCTGCCGGCACTGGAAGGCGAACCTGATTCTCGTCGTCGCCACCGCGATCGTCGTCGCGCTGTCGATGCGCGGGCTGACGTTCGCGCTGCTGATGGTCGTGCCGCTCGATTCGCGCGCCGGGTCGTTCGTCATGCACTCGTGGCTGATCTCCGACGGGCTGTTCTACACGTCGGCCGGCGTCTCCGCGCTCGGCGGCGCAACGAGCCTGCTGAAGGATTTGCGCGAGGACGCCGCGTCGTTCTCGGTGATCGGCGCGATCGGGCACATGGCCGCCGCGCAGTTCGCCGGACTCATCACGTTCCTGATGACGATGTACATGTCGCTGCCCGCGTGGCTGGCGCTGGCGTTGTGCGGGATGGCCGGATGGCGCGGAAACATCGCATTGCAGCGGTGGGACAAGCGGCTGCAAAAGCGCATGTCGGACGATCTGTCGTGACCGTCTCCCTGCGCGTCAAAGGCTGGATCACGCCCGGCTCGGTCGTGCCGGTGAGCCCCGAAACAATGGCCGAGGTCGTCCTCGAGTGCCGGCGCGTCGCAGAGATCAACGAACGGCTCGCGGTGCATAGCGAGGCGCTGCAAGCGCTGCTTCGCGCGATCAAGGACCACGGCACGAACGGCGAGGAATTCGCCGATGCGTATCGGGTCGCCGTGGTGGCGGTGCAGTGAGGGTCTGCATCGATCCCGGCCACGGCCTCGGCAACGCAACGCAGGGCGTGTTCGACCCCGGCGCGGTAGCCGGCGGTGTGCGCGAAGCCGATATCAACCTCGCCGTCGGTCTGATGCTGCGCGACGAGTGCGCACGCCGCGGCTGGTCATCGGTGATGACACGAGCGGACAACGAGTCGGCGGCGCACCTGCGCTGGCGTGTCGCGCGGGCTCGCAACGCCGATGCCGACTGCCTCGTGTCGATCCACTGTAACGCTGCGTCGACGACGCAGGCGAACGGCGTAGAGACGCTCTATCTGGCCGCGCAGTGGGTCGCGCTCGCCGTGCAACGCAAGCTCGTTGCCGCTCTTGGGTTCCGTGATCGCGGAGTCAAGCAGCGCGATGGTCTGGCGATTCTGCGCTACGAGCGCCCGGCTATCCTCGTCGAGCTCGGGTTCATCACGCACGGCATCGAACGCCGCGCGCTGTGCGATCCGAAAGTGCAACGCGCCGCGGCGGTCGCTATCGCTGATGGCCTCGCGGAGACGATACGACCATGACCTTCCTCTTCGATCTCTTCGTCCAATTCGTGATCGGTATTTTCGTGCTGTTCGTACTCTGACAGGAGGCATTCATGCCCGCACTCGCTCCACTGATCGTCGCAATCCTCTCGATCCTCGGCATTCAGATTTCAGAGGATGTCGCCAACGTGATGGCCGAGAACATCACGGCAACCGTCGTCGCACTGGCCGCGCTGATTGCCGCGCTCGCCAAGGCGATGCAGGCATGGAAGGACCGCGCGAAATGAAAGCCATCATCCTCGCACTGGCGATCCTCGTCGCAGGCTGCTCGACGCTCGCCACGCCGCAGACGTTCGACCAGCGCATCGCCTACGCATACGGATCGGTGACTGCCACGCTGCACACGTGCAAGCAGCTCTACGAGCGAGCCCGCCTCACGCACGAGCAGGGCTCGAGGTGCCTTGCGCTGACCGATCAGGCATCGACCGCGCTTGCTCTGGCGCAGGGCACCGAGGACGCGCAGACCGCGCAGGGATTCCTCGCGGTCGCCCTCGGCTTCCTGACCCAGCTCGAAACCATGCTTGCGGAGGCGCAAAAATGAGCGCGAAACTTCTGGTCGCCGTGACGGCCGTCACCGACCTGCTGACGACGGCAGTTGCATTCAGCACGCAGGCCGAGCGCATCAGTCGCATGATCGCCGCCGCGCAGGCAGCCGGCCGGGACGATCTCACCGCCGAGGACTGGGCCGCGATCCACGCGCAGCACGCTGCCGCTCGGGCCGCGCTGGCGCAGGCACTGGCCGACCGGCCATGACGCTGCTGCTCGTCATCCTCGCAGCCGCTGCCGGCATGGTCGCTGGCGTGGTCTACAGCGATACGCTGCTGGCGCTGTACGACGACGTGCGGGATCTGCTGCGGCGTCTCGAATGATGTGCGGCACAAGGCCGTAGCTCGCGCGCGCCGCTCGTTGATCGTCACGGCGGCCGACGCACGCCGCGCACGCTGCGCACTCGACGCCACGATTGACGACCTGGCCGCGCAGCTTCGGATGGCCCTGCAGCTGGTCGCCGATCTGTCCGCCGACCGCAAAGACGACATCGACCGGCTACGTCGGATCGCGTCCAGCAAATCGCTGGAGGCAGCCAAGCGGATCGCGCGCAATCGGCTGGATTCGCTGATCTGACCTGCGAGGCGGGCGCAGGCGCGGCGATCGTCAGGCGGCTGGTGGGGTAGTAGCCACGCGGCGCTTCGCGCGCTCTGGCGGGCTGGATTCGCGTACAGTAGTCGCAACCCCTCCGCGCCATTATTACGCCAGCGCCCCGGAAACCGGTGCCAATCCTAGCTATACGATTCCCGCCTCCGGCACCACCACGAACATGGCGAAACCCGCGCCAGTGCTAGCTTTCCGGGCAATTTCGGCGGTGTTGGCGTTCCAACAATCTCCTACCGTTCCCCCTCGGAAAACTCTGCGACCGCTGGTAGCATTACGGAGGTATGTACTTGACAAACCCAGTCTGAAGGCCGATCATGGAAGCCATTCGGAGAGAGACAAATGGCCGACGCAATCCTGAATCAGCCCCACTTCCAAGATCCTGAGAAGGCCCGGGAGTATCTTGAGGCTATCCGATGGCCGGCTGGGGTTGTATGTCCACACTGCGGCGTTGTCGGGAACCACTACAAGCTCGAAGGGAAGGCGCATCGACTTGGTTTGTACAAGTGCCGCGATTGTCGCGAGCAGTTCACCGTCACTGTCGGCACCGTCTTTGAGCGCAGTAAGATCAAGCTGAACGTCTGGCTGCAGGCCGTCCATCTCATGTCAGCCAGCAAGAAGGGCATTAGCGCCAAGCAAATGGAGCGCATGCTTGGCGTGACGTACAAGACCGCTTGGTTTATGGCTCATCGCATCCGCGAAGCCATGAACATTCGACCAGAGCGCAAGCTTGGCGATGGCGATGATCCGGTCGAAGTGGACGAAACGTTTTGGGGAAACAAGGGCAAGCACGCTCCGGGGGCGCGGTCGTACCACCACCAGATGAAGGTCGTCTCGTTGGTGGAGCGGAATGGCGAGAAGCGCTCTTTCCACGTTCCGAACGTCAGCCCCAAGACGCTGCGCCCGATTCTCAATGCGCAGATCGCCGCGCAAGCCCGTCTCATGACCGATGAGCACGGGACCTACACGAAGCTCGGGCGCGACTTTGCCTCTCATGACGTTGTTAATCACACCGCTAAGGAATACGCGCGCGGTGACGTCTCCACCAACACCGTCGAATCGTCTTTCGCGCTACTCAAGCGCGGCCTTGTTGGCACGTTCCATAGCGTAGGCGAGCAGCACCTGCAGCGCTATGTCACCGAATTCGACTTCCGCTGGAACACTCGCGCCAAGCTTGGCTACAGCGACGCTGACCGAGCTGCCATCGCCCTGAGGAACATTGCCGGAAAGCGCTTGATGTACTCGCACACATCGTAGGAAAAGACAGGAAGAAGGCGATGGCTACGTTTCGCGTTAGGTTCAAACTGAACCCCGGGCGGACGGGTATTGCCCTAGGGAAGCTCAGCAAGCAGACCGAGAACATTGAGCAGTTTCTGCGTTCGCTAGCTACCGACTTGGGGCACGACGACGCGCCTGGTCAATGGCTCGCCAAAGACTTCAAGGACGGGTCGTTCAACAACACCGCCGAGTATCAGGCGGTGGTTGAGGCTGATGCCGCTGCGCGCTTCAACGATGCTGTGTTAGCGCTGGCGAAGTACGGCCCGTCCAAGAAGATTCCGTCGTTCGTCAGTCATGCGACGATAGACAGGTTTGCGACTCTCCGTGAAGGCCTTGATCCAGACGAGAACATCGGCATTGCTGTGTTCGATGTTGACACTGGGCGGATGAAGCGATGGACGTTCGTTGATCGCTTGGCGCTCGAATACATCGGCGCCTCCGTGGAGTCGGAGGTCAAGTACGTCGGCGCTGTCATGGGTAGGACTCATGAGTGGAACAAGGGCGCTCGTGAGCCGTACATCATCATTCGAGAACTTAATACTGGCGAGCTTGTGAAGTGCGTCTATAGCGACACGGATTACTCCAAGGTCGCGGCACTCTTCAAGGAGAAGACGTCAGTCGTTGTAATTCAGGGGCTTGTCTCGTACAACCGCATTACTGGCAAGACACTCATCACGATAGCGCGCGAGTTCGACATTGCCCCGGACTTCAGCGAAAAAGACTTTGAAGAGTTTTTCGGCTGCGCTCCTGGTCTTACGGGCGGCATGAGCACCGAAGACTTTATTTCGCGGGGCAGAGACGATGAGTAGCGTGCCGACGATCTACATGGACGCCTGCTGCTTCATCGATTTGGCCAAGAGCCTGCTTAAAGTGCCCGTACAGAAGGAGCGGGAGCCGCACCTGTTCTTCTGCAGGAAGTTCATTGAGGCGAGCAGGAAAGGCGATGCCGTCGTTTACACCTCGACCATTACCGTTGTGGAGTGTGTCAAGGCAGACGATGCATCCATCGGTAACGTATCTAACTCTGCCGTAGACGAAGAGCGAGTGAAGGCCCTTTTCAAGGGGATGCTGATGTCTGCGAAGTCAGGCGTACTGCCAGTGATGCCGACCATAGCGATCATCGAGGCGGCGCGCGACTTGCGTTGGAATCACGGAATCACATGCAAGCCGATGGACGCGCTGCATATCGCGACTGCAAGAGCGATGAAGTGCGGCCACTTCATCACGACAGACAAGAGAATCGGCGCTGAGAACATCACGAAACTTGCTGCATTAGGGCTTGCAGTGTGCAGCGCCGATTCGATTGCCGACCTATTGCCGAGCGAATACCGGCAACTCGCATTTAGAGCCACGAAAGATGAAGCCAGACCGCAAGCGGGCGGCTGATCCGCCGGCATTTGACGAGGTGCTCAAACGCATGCTCTCGACGCCACCAGGGCCGAAGAAGAGCCAAGCGAAGAAGGCGGTGAAGAAGTCGGCTAAGAAGACGGAAAAGACCGGCAAGTAGCCGGTCTTTTTTCTATCTGTTGGTTTCTCAAGTACATACTTCCGGGTATCCGCGAGTCTCGCACGTTCGCCACGCGCCAACAGGCGGTCGACTGGATCGCCGGGCGCGAGGCGGACATCCTATCGGGCAAGGTGCTTGCGGGCCGTCAAACGCTCGTAGAAGCGTCGCACCGATGGGAGAGAGCCAAGCATCCAGGGCGCTCGGATCAAACGCGCCTGCGGGCGCTACGCCAGTTTGAGTGGGCGAAGCAGCCCATTGCGCAACTCAAGCCCGAGACAATCGCCGAATGGCGCGACGCCCGGCTGGTGCAAGTTAAACCCGCCACTGTGATCAGAGAAATGACGACGCTGCGCAGCGTGATCGAGTACGCCCGGCGTGATCTTGGATGGATCGCGGTGAACCCGATCCGGGACGTGCGCGCCCCGAAGGAACCGGCTGCGCGTACCCGGCTCATTTCCGCGCCGGAGATCGCCGCGATGATCGACGAGCTTGATTACGCCGGCAAGGTTGAAACGGTGCGCCACGAAGTAGCCGTTGCTCTGCTGCTGGCACTGGAAACCGCGATGCGTGCCGGCGAGATATGCGGGCTGCGGTGGGAGCGAATCACAGGGGCCGTCGCGCACTTGCCCAAGACGAAGAACGGCGACGCGCGGGACGTACCGCTATCGAAGGCTGCGTTAGCCTTGCTCAAGACCATGCGCGCGAAGAAGTTGATTCACGTTCGCAAGCCATCGGACGGGCGCGTGTTCCATATCACGCCGGCAACGCTCGATACCCTGTTCCGTGGTGCGCGCCGGGATGCCGGGCTGGAAGGGTTCACGTTCCACGACTCGCGGGCGAATGCGCTCACGCGGCTGTCGAAGATTCTGTCGCCGCTGGAACTGGCGCGGATGGCCGGGCATCGTGACCTGGGGTCGCTGATGACTTATTACCGCGAGTCGGCCGCTTCGATCGCCGAGCGTTTGGGCTGACGCGCTGTTTCTCGGCCCAGTCCTCTACGTCGTCACGACTCCACCGAAGCGCGCCACCGAAGCGGAACGCCGCAGGGAAGTCGCGCCGCTTCGTGAGCCGATCCCGGACATGCGCCGGATTCAGACACAGCCATGCGGCGATGTCGTCTGCGCTTAGGTACTTGCTCATTGCTCGTCGGCGGTGAGGATCATCAGCCGCGCGCCTCAGATTGAAGTCGGGCAAGCTCCACGCGCACCTGTTGCCATCCTTCCGGTCCGAATAGGTTGGTCACGACGGTCTGAAAGCGATAGTTCTGTTCGCGGCGCCCGAGCCTGCGAATCTCTTCGTTGATCTTCGTGATGAGTGCGCGGTAAGAATTCCCCTCGCTGCCTTTCCCAATGCGATCGCACTCGGCGCCTTGATAGACCGCCCACGCCTTAGCGGCACGCAACTCTTCCTCCGCCTCTGACGGCGGCATTTCAGCTATGCGGGCAAAGAAGTGCGCGTCCGGTTCCTTGCCGATCGGCTCCCCGCCGAATGATGGAACATCGAATTTCATCGGCCGCGCTCCTTACCCTTCCTCATTCCGGCGGTTGCCCGCCGATCGCGCCCCGCGCGAAACTGCACGCCGAATTGCTTGCTCCGAATCGGCACGAGTCGGTACGAACCATCCGGGTTGTCCTTCGTCTTGACGAACACGCGAAACTGCATTTTGTGCACGAGTCCGCAGTCGCAGCAGGCCATTCGGTAGTCGTTCATCTGCGGGTTGATCCATTCGGACCATCCGTCACTCTCTTGGAAGACCTTTGGGTAGCGTCGACGTTTCATCAGCCGCGCGCCTCCACCTCGATCAGCTCGATACTGCTCATCGGCACCATGATGTCGCCGCCCTCGAATGGCGTGCCCTCATCATCGGCGCGGCCGCGCAGCAGAATCCAGCCATCGTGGTAGGCGATGACGAAGTAGTGCCGCCAGTCGTTCTGGCGACGGTCGCACCAGTCGATGAGTACGTCGTGTCCAATCAGCGGGTGCGAGGCGCCTTGTGTCCAGTGCATCACCGCGCCTCCGCGTCCTTCGCCTGCGCCAACTGAGGCACGTTCGGGTAGATGCCCATCAGCCGCTCGACTTCGCAGGAGAAGTTCTGGAACACCGCGACCGGATCGAGTTGATTCAAGTCCCATCCGTACAGATCGTTTTCGCACAGGACGGCGTTCTCGCCCTTGCACGCCTCTTCGTAAGTGACGGGGTTGACGTGGGATGATGAGAGAAAGAACGCGCGAATGAAACAGTCACGCAAGTCCCGGAACGTCACGCCCTTTACCTCTGTGCGCCCACGCTCTCCCGTGTTGGTATGAGGCTGCCCGTTGTACGGACGGTCGCGCCGCATATTGTGGTCGTTGAAGCCAAGTTCGCCCTCGATTTGGCCCCATAACGATTGCAATGGGTTGGCCTCCATCACAGTTCCATCTCCTTCGCCTGCGCCAGTGCACGAATCGCGTCTCTGCAGTCGCCGCAGCCGTCGATGTAGTCACATCCAGCGTTGTCTGGCACCATCCGGTCCTCGCACGCCTTCATCGCACGCTCGTATGCCGCCGCTTCGACGGCGCGGGCGTATTCGCGCATCTGCTTCGCCGTGTACACGCGCTCTTTCTCTCCGCATTCGCGACCGTAGAGGTACGGCGGCAGTGGCGGCAGTTTGCTATCGGTCAGCATCGTTCGCTCCTGTCTGCGCCAGTGCGCGAATCGCTGCGGCGCATTCCTCGCAGCCCTTGTTGAAGTCGTCGCACGACATATCGGATCGGTCGCCAGCCCATCCCGTCATCATCGTGCGCTCGCACGCCTGCGCAGCCTTCTCGTATGCGTCGGCAAGATCGTTACGCAGGCGCTCGTTTTCGTCTCGCACAGCGTGCGCGGCATCGGTCAGATCTGCAGCATGTCGCAGCGCAGAGCGCACAGTGCCGATCCATATCTCCGTCGCATGTGCGCCTGCGATGGCTCGCAATTCCTTTGGTGTCCATTTGGTCATCGCTCATCCTTCGCCGCGAGCGCGGCACGATCAACGAGCCGGCGCGTCACTGCGTAGACTTCGCACGGCCCGTCCTGCTCGTACTGCGTCAGGTAGTGCGCGATGTCTGCGCGAGCACCGGCACCGGATGCGCTAGCCACCCATTCGTCGTTGCAGAGGATTTCGTATTCCTCGATCCCCGCCTCGGTCGGCTCGCTCACCGGCTGGCGCTCGGGCTGCGGTTTTGGCATTGCCTTCGTCTTGCCGTGGTCGACGTAGTGGCATGGATCACCGTCCTGACACGGGCACGCCGGATCGGTGCATGGCTGCGGTTGCGGCGCGGGGTGCAGGAAGAGAGGCACGACGGTCCTGACCACTTCGCTCGGGCCAAGCGGGACTTGCGCAGGATCAGCAGTGTCTAGCATTGCTTTATCCACCAAGTCGTCGACAAGGTAGACGCGGTGCAGCCATCCGGCCGGCTTCTCTTCCGCCATCCCTTCCAGCAGCGTTTCCAGAATTTCGAGCGTGCCGCCGAATACCTTGTGCCCGAGCCGCATTTCACGGACTTCAGCAGCGAGCGCCTTGTAGTCGATCACCGTGCGGCGCTCCCTGCGATCGAGTACAAAATGCCGAGCGAATCGGCGCAAATGCCGCGCTCGCGCTTGACCCTCTGCGCATGCTCGGCGCGAACACGCGCAGCGTTGCGTGCAGCCTGCCTGCCGAGCGCGCCGACGCAGCCGCAGGACACGACGCGCCCGACGCGCAGATCCCGGTCGCGCTGTGTCGTCTCAGCCCCGCAAGCGCACAGGCAGACATGCCGGCGGCCGTAGTTGGAGTCACGACTGGATTCGCGCAGCACGACGAGGTAGCCGTAGCGGGTGCCGGGGTTCATTTGATGTCGACCCGCTCGCCTTGTACGAGCCGGCAGCCGGGCACCTCGAAGCCATCCTTGATCGCCTGCGCGATGAGCTTCTTGTCGGGCGCGGGCGGCGGCGGGGGCGGCGGGTCTTTGCGGTACTCGGCCGGCACCTGAGCCTCGTCGAACACGTCGACGGCGGGCGGGTTATTGCGAATCGCGATCGCGAAGTACGGCGAATCGATTTTCTGGATGCCGGCGATGCGCATGCCGTCGAGCAGGTATGCGCGCAGCCGCGCAGCGCGGTTCTCGATCGCCTTGCGTCGCGCAGCCATCGCAGCCTCGGCGGCCTTGATCGCCTCGGCGCTGGCTTCGAGGTTGCGCACCACGAACGCCACGTTCGTACCCTTCTCGGCGAGAGCGCCGCCCTCGGCCTCGAGCGTGTCGGCGATCGTCTGCTCGTCCAGATCCAAATCGACGAGCTTCGCCGCCATGTCGCGGTATCCGGCCGCAACTTCGTACAGCGTCATGCTATGCATGTTTCGACTCCAAGTTCCTCGGACGCGTACTGCATGACGCGCTCGAGGTAGGTTGTGAATTCGGGCACTGCGAGCATCGTCGTGCTGATCGGGGATCGACGCCCGCCGGGCAATTCCTCCCATCCGATGAGCTCGCCCGCGAAGTAGGCGTGCCACTGCTCTTTCGTGTAGCGCCGACCATCGACCCATGCGCCCTCGGCGATGTCGGCGAGCAGCGCCCAGTACAGGCGGTTCTGGTCGTTCGACCGCTTCGCCTTGTGCTCTGTGATCGCGACGGCCAGAGGCTTTCCGGCCTGCGCCATCGCAACCCAGTTCGCCTTCAGAAACGCCCATAACTGCCGAGCGTTCGTCTCGTTGCGCAACACGAAAGTGCGGTTCAGCACAGCGTCCATACCGTCGCTCGCACGCGCACCGCGCCGGAATTCCACCGGGCCGCGCGCACCATCCGCTCGCTCGCCTTGCGCACTTGGCCGCGCTGCGCCATGCCGGCGATCTGCGCCGAGACGTTCTCAGGGCGCGCGCGTACGAGGCGGGTGATGTCCTGCGTCGTCCCGGTGCCGCCGAGCGCGAGCAAGGCGTCACGGACGCGATTACTGCGCATCAGCCGTTTCCTTCTCGACTGGCGCTCCCTTCGGGGCGAGTTCTTCGATCCGGGCTTTCATGGCTTCGACGAAACGCTCGTACCCGGCGGCGTCGCCGTCGCGCTTGCAGCGTTCCTTCGTGGCATTGCGCAGCGCCGTGATCTCGGCCGTGTCGTCGAGTTGGCTGAGCGCGTCGATCTGCGCATCTACGTAGCCCTTGACCGGCTCCGCACCGGACTCGAGCCAATCGAGCAGCGCCTTTCCGGTGTCGTCGCTGATCGTGAAATACTGCCCGTCGAAAAGACTCGTGCGGTCCTTGCTGGCGTGCGCAACGTGCTGCGAGTCGATGTCGAAGACGACGGAAAACTCGTAGTCCATGCCCTCGCGTTGTACCGGAGCCATGCCGATCTTGCGTGGCGTGTCCTTGCCTCGGTCGTTCTTCTCGATCACGTATTCGGTCTTCGCACGCATCGTCGCGATGACGTGGCACGGGCTTCGCAGCATCGCGTCGATCAACCCGTTGTGCTCGGGCGTGATCGTGCGCCAGGCCGTGTAACTGTTGCCCTTTCCGCTGTCGGCGATCTTGCCTTGCTTGTCGAGCAGGCCACCATCGCCGGCCCATGCGTGGCTCAGACTGTCGATGATGATGACGTCGTAGCCCGCCTTCTCGAACGCCGTGATCGCATCGCGGTATTTCTGAACGGTGTAGGGTGCCTCGATGTTGATGATGTCGTAGTCGCCAAGGTTGGCGTACAGATCACCGGAACCGTGCTCGGTGTCGATCATCCCGATCTTGCCGCCGAGCCCGAACGCCAATTGCAGCGCGGAGTACGTCTTGCCCGCACCGCTCGGGGCGACCATTCCGAGCCGCAGTTTTGCCTTGCGTCTCACAGCTTTCCGAATTTCCATGTGACTCTCCTTCGATTTGCTCTTGGCAACCTACTTCGGCCCACCATTGCAGCCAGTCCATCACGGCCTCGTGAGTTTTTCGATCGTCTCGGACAGCACGATCAGTTCGTCTTTCTTCGTCACGCGCCAGATCGCTTTGCCGCCGTGCCATCCGTTGTGCGGCCCGACATGGCAGTCGTCACAGAGCGGAATCGTGGCGAAATGCAGCCCCTGCTTGATGTGGTGCGCGTGCGAAGGCCCAGGTGCGCCGCAAACTCCGCAACTCAAATTCTTGATCCGTTGCAGGTGCGCGCGCGCATTCGCACCGATGTTGCGGCTCCTCATCTAACGTGTCTCCAGACTCGGCGCGTTCGTATCGCGCGAATCAGGGACTCGCTCACACAAAGGCGGCCTGCGAGCGGTTTCGCTCTTTCTGACGATGAGCGGATCAGCAACACATCTGCCTCGGTGATTTTGCTATTCCCGTTTTCCGATCCGCGATAACTCTTTGCGCGTCCGGCTTCCTTCATGTCCCGCATGTTCTCGACCTGCGTTCCGGCATATAGGTGCCCAGGGTTGACGCAATTCCTCCGATGGCACAGATGGTTGATCTGCAAGCCGGGCGGGACCGCTCCATTGACGGACTCCCAACTGAGCGCATGGGCTTGTCTCTGCTTGCCGCGCCACGTAGCTCGCCCGTACCCGGCTCTAGTTGTGCCCATCCATAGCCAACAACCCCCGGACTTGTGCGAACGAGACTCGATGTACTGCTGCGCTGTCTGTCGCTTGATGGGAGCCACTAGCGGTGACTTGCGCCGCCGCAGTTGCATATAGTGGTTCTGGCAGAACCCACGAGCCAGGTGCGGCAAGTCGCACCCATCCACGGAACACGACTTGATCCGCGCCAGGTGTTCGCGCGCCGCTGCGTTGATGTTCTTACTGAGCACGGAACTGCCCGAGCAGGTTGCGCGTCAAGACGAACGGCGCACGCCACTTCCTCAGTGCTTCGGCGCACGCCTTGCGCTCGGCTTCCTGCGCCAGGCGGCGGGCGGCGGCTGCGGCGAGGGCTTTGCGTTGTTGCAGAGTCAGGCTCATTTGTCCCTCGCTTCGAGCATGGCGTCGTCCTGCTCGCGCAGCCAAGCCAGTTCCGCCATCTCCAGGATGTGATCGAGCGCGCTGCCGACCACTCCCGGCACCTTGACCCGTTCGAGGAAGTCCCACATCTCCGGCGACTCGCCATCGCTGCCGATCATCACGACCGATACGTCGTCCCACTCGGCAGGGTCTGCGTCGTAGCAGTCATCGATCGGTCCGGTGACGCGACCGGGGCGCCCCGGCGTGAACAGGCCATGCACGCGCCACGTCTCGCCGAGGGCGTCGAACAGAACGTCGATGTTGGTGCTCATGCTGCTTCCTCCTGTTGCGCCGCATCTGCAGCGGCGATCAGCTCGGCGGCAAGGGCGCGGGCCTCGCCTGCCGGCAGGTGCCGAGTGAAACTCGTCCCGGGCGCGTCGAACGACAGCAGAACGGTGCCTCGGAAAGCGCAGACGGTCACAGAACGGTCGTCGGCGACGGCGCGCAGCACGATGCTCGGCTCGTTGGCGTACCGCTCGCGCTGGAACGTGCTCACGGCTGCAACCCTCCCGCCAGCCACAGACCGACGAGCCCGCCGATCGTCCAGAGGACGGCGGACAGTGCCAGCGCGGCAAGGATTCCGCGCGCCGCGTCGAGACCGTCATCGGCCTCGTCGATCATTCGCAGCAGGTCGTTGTCGCGCCTCACGACTCGATCCTCCCGGCTCCGATGAGCCGCTCGATCTCGCGCACCAGCTCGTCGCGGATATCGCGCGCCAGCACGTCCGCATCGTCGCCGCGGCCGGCGAGAACGTGCCCGCGCAGTACGTCATGCGCGCGGTCCAGATCGAGCCAGCCACCGCGATGCTTGACCTGCAGATCGGCGTATACGAGATCGCCGTCCGACTTGAGTTGCATCAGCCGGGCCGAGTCGTGCGCGATGGCTTCGGCTACCGCGTATACGTCGCGGGGCTCTGGCGTGCGCGGGTCGTGCGGGTGATTCGTGCGGCGCGGCCAGAGATCGCCGGGGCCGTCGGTGACGGGGCGGGTCATGCCGCCTCCTTCGCCGCAGGCTCGGCAGCAGGCGTCCACAGCGCCGCGTGCGCCTCGATCAGCACGATCGCCGCTGCGTACTCGCGGCCGTGCGCGTTGCCGCCGTGCGTCTCGACGCAGGCGGCGCGGAACTCGTTGAGCGTGCCGAAGAAGCAACCGGCGCAGATCATCACGCCCGCATTGGTGAGATACGCGACGAGGTAATCGGCGCGCGATCCGATCGGCCCGATCTGCAGCACGGGGCGCTCGCTGACGAGCGTTTTGTCACCGATCTTCGCGCCGCGCAGGTACGCGCCGCGCAGGTACGCGCCGCGCAGGTACGCGTCGCGCAGGTCCGCGCCGCCCAGGTCCGCGTCGCGCAGGTCCGCGCCGCCCAGGTCCGCGCCGCCCAGGTACGCGCCGCGCAGGTACGCGCCGCCCAGGTACGCGCCGCTCCCCACGGCCGCGATGACGACATCGCGCAGCGATTTACCGCCGCCGGTGTAGAGCACCGCGCCAGTCCAGCGGTGCGTGATGGTGAACTGCTGCTGCTCGGGTGCTGCGCAGCCTTGCTGCGTGTAGCTCATCTCGGGCTCCCTGTCGTGTTTGGTGGCGGCACAGAGAGACATTAGCACCGGGGTGCTAGTTCGGTCAAGCACTTTCGTGCTAAAGCGAATCGGCAGACGAAAAAAAACCCCGACGAACGGGGCTGATCTGTTGCTTGGGCAGCGACTACAGAGCTAGAGCACTAATCCCTCGGGGGGGGGGGAGCCAGACTACAGACCCGGTTCCTGTGCGCCTCAAGCATACGTCCGAGCAAGTGGCGCACTTCGACGGTCGCCGCAACCTAGGGAAGGGGATCACGCTACGCCGCGCGCTTGCCGCCTCGTCGTTCTGGGCTTTTGCGACGCTCGGCCGGAACCTCACCGGATGTCGCAGTTGGTTTGTGAGTGGAAGGCGTGCCGATTCGGAGCGTGAGAAGTAACGCCTCTTGGCCTGCGCCATCGAGACTGCGGAAGTGTTGCATCAGGGCGATTTCTTGTTCGTTCGATGCGACGACGGCATCAGTGCTGTTGAGGGTTGGCGGTCGGGCCGGATCAAGGCGATCCGCGATCAACTGCCAAGGCTTGTAACCGACTGCCGCAGCCACCGCCGCCACCGTCGAGAGCTTCGGGTTTTGCCGATCTCCCTTGAGCAGTGACTGAAGCGTTTTCTGCGGAATACGCCATCGGCGCGCCAGCGAGTTCACAGGCTCGTCGCCAACCAGCATCTTCAGGTTGGCGACAAATACATCGACGAGCGACTTCGATGGCATGGCCGGGACAATAGCCCGCCTCGTTAGCACGATGGCGCTTGACTTCCCTAGCACTGGCGTGCTAAAAGGTGGCATGGCTGAAATCGATTACGTCCGTACTCGTCTGCGTGACACGAAGGGCCAATGGCTCCGGGTTGCCCGCGAATCCGGTGTCTCGCACCGGGCGATCTACAACGTCGTGTACCTCGACAAAGACCACCGCACCAGCACGATTAGCAAGCTGGCCGCGTGGTTCCGCGAACAAGAAAAGCAAGCCGCCTGACCCCATGCCCGCCGGCTGCGAATCGTCTGAGTCTGTGCCGTCTCCCATGGACGCGACCGTCGCAGCCGGCCGGGCACCCGCGTAATGGCCGACGAGAAAGACGCGATGGTCGAGGTGCGGTTCATGTGCCCGCGCGCATTCGTCGACGTGGCCGACGCCTACGGTATCGCCAACGGCAAGACGCGCACCGATATCGGGGTGCAGATTTTCCGCGAGTTTGCCGAGCACTGGCTGCATGTGAGCAGAGTGATTCAGAACGTCGCTCGCGCCAATCCGGCGCTATCGGACGCCGACCGGAAATAGCAATGCCAGTGCCCGAAATCCTCGCCCGCCGCCTCGCCGTCATCGAACAGCGCATGCGCGTTGCGCCTGCGTGGCAGGTGCCGCACCTGGTGGCGTGCTGGATTCGCGAGGTGTCTCGATGACCCCCGAGCAGACCGCCGAAATGCTCTCCCTGCAGGCGCAGCTCGCCTACAGTGCGGCGCGCAGCGACATCGAGTGCTACTGCCTCGCGGTATTTGAGGGCACCGATCGCTGGCGCGACCCGGTTGACGTAGACAAGATTGACCGCGAGGACGTCGACACGGCGCTGCGCTACCTCGAGCTGCGCGGCCTCATCGAACGCCATCCGACGCAGCCGTGGGTGCGGGTGAGGGAGGAAGCGTGAACGCCCTCGCCCAAATGGCGCAGACGCTCACTCGCGCCCACGAAGACCTGCCGCATCGCGCGCTGATGGGCGAGCAGGAGCGCCGCAGACGCACCCCGAAGCCGCGCGTCGACCTGCGCGCACGCATCCGGGAGTCGCTCACCGACGACTGGCAGACGCTGCGCCAGCTGATGGAGCGATCCGGGTGCAGCAAGTGGCTCGTATACGACGAGCTGGGCGGCGCGGTCGACGAGGGCTGCGCCGAGGTGTGCGTCAGCGGCGATGCGAAGCGGACCAAGCTGTATCGGAGGGTGCGTTGAGCGATGAACTGCCGCCGTTCGAGCGACACCTGCTGCGCGTTCGGCAGATCGGCCTGCATCGTCCGAGCGCACCGGATCACGCGGCCTACGAGCGATTCATGGGCGACTTTCATCGGCAATTTCCAGACGCCACAGCGGACCAGTACGTGCGCTTCAAGCACGTCGCTGCGGCTGCGGCTGGCGTGCTGATCGGATATGGCGAATGAGAAGAAACGGCGACGTTCCCGCGCCGATTACCGGGAACAAAAACGCCCGCTGGCAGGCGGGCGCTCGGGAGGTGCTACAGATGGCTAAGAGTTTATTCGGAAACGCGGCAAACATCAATCCTGCATTCGACATTCCGCTGCGCAAGGGCTACGGCACGACCGAAGTACGCGTCACGCCGGAAATCGCGCAGCACTGGATGACGTTCAACACGTCGAATCGGGAAGTGACGCAGGCCAAGCTCGAACAATTCCAGCACGAGATGGAACGCGGCGAGTGGAAGATTCAAGGCGACACGATCCGGTTTGCCTACGGGAAGTTGCTGGATGGGCAACATCGGCTCATGGCGCTCGCGCTGTCCGGTGTAACGCTGCCGATGCTTGTCGTTCACGGCTTGGACCCGGAAACGCAAGCCAACATGGATACGGGTCGCGGTCGCACGCCGCGCGATGTGTTGTCGATTGAAGGATTGGATAAGTGGGCGTCTAGCACGCTCGGGTCTGCGATTCACACGATCATGGCCTACGAATCCGGCCTTTCCCTCTACAGCGCGCGGAAGTTCCTGAACCGCGAAGTTCGGAACTACTACCTCGAACACAAATCGGCGATCGAAGCGACGGTGCAGTTCACGAAGGCACTGCCGCGCAAGCATCCGATCGTGCCGCACGCCCGCGTCATGGCGTTGCACTACATCTTCGCCAAGATCGACCGTGACGCGGCGGATCAGTTCTTTACCCGCCTGATGACTGGTGAGTTGGTTGCCAAGTCGTCACCGATCTTCCATCTGCGCACCAGGCTGCTCGCCGACCTGATGGACAAAAAAACTCGTTCTTCCTTCGAGCAATTGGCGTTCATCGTCAAGACGTGGAACAGCGTGCGGCGCGGTGGCGGTGTGAAGTCCGAACACTTCATGCGGGTCCGTGATGGCGAAGCATTCCCGGAGATTCAGTGATGTACGAGCCGCACGAACTGAGCCTTGCGTTTCCCGACATGGCGCCGGACCAGTACCGGCGGCTCGCCGACGACATCAAGGCGCACGGTCTGCACCATCCGATCGTGCTCTTTGATGGCGCGATTCTGGACGGAAGGCACCGCTACCGCGCCTGCGTAGAGGTCGGCGTCGAGCCGCGATTCACGACGTTCGACGGAACAGATCCGGTCGCCTATGTGACGAGCGAGAACGCGGCACGGCGTCATCTGACGCCTTCGCAGATCGCTCATGCGGTTGCAGCGATGAAGCCGTATGAGGAACGTAAAGCAAAGGAAAGGCAGGGCGCTCGAACCGACCTAACTTCGGGACCAATTGAACCCGAAGTTGGAAGAACCGCGGAGAAGCTTGCAGACAAGGCCGGAGTTGGGGTGTCGAGCATCAAACGGGCTATCAAGGTCCGCGAGCACGGAACGCCCGAGTTAAACGCGGCCGTAGCGGCAGGAGAAATTGCATTGAACCAAGCCGAAAAGATCGTGCAATTGAACCCTGCTGCGCAGCGCAAGGTCGTCGAAGCGCCGAAACAGCAGCGCGGAGATGCCTTGCGTGAGGCGATGAATCGCAGCGACGGCGCCAAGCGTCGCGGCAATAACAAGGGCGACCCGAAGATCGGGCTACCGGAACAGCCGTCAACTTCGTTCGTTCGCAAGTTCCTGTCCGGCGTTGAACGTGTGGCGATGGTGTGCGCGGAGGATGGAGCGAAAGACGGCCCCACGATCGCCTCTCGGTTCCTCGAAGAAATGGATTGGGATGCCACCGCACTGACGATCCAGCTTGAACGGTGCGAGCCGGTATTCCGGGCGCTGGCGATCATCCAGCAGCAGGCGCGCAAAGCAGCCTGACGCGCGCGTGAACTATTACCCGTTCCATATCGGCGATTACGTGTCCGCGACCCGGCATCTGAGTTGGGAAGAGGACGCCGCGTATCGCAGGTTGCTGGACGTGTACTACACGACCGAGAAACCGCTGCCGCTAGAACCGCGTGCCGTGTTCCGGCTCGTGCTTGCCACTACTGACAGCCAGCGTGAGGCAGTCGAAGTCGTCCTTAACGAGTTCTTTGACCAGACGGGGGACGGCTGGATTAGCCATCGTGCGGACGCCGAAATACAGGCGATGCGCGAGAAGCAACAGAAGCAGCGCGACCGGGCAAGTCGCGGATGGGAGAAGCGAAGGAATGCCACGGCAATGCCACGGCATACACCGCGCGATGCCACGGCATCGGAAAACGATGATGAGGCAATGCCACCAACACCAACACCAACACCAACACCAACACCAAAGGAAAAACAAACCCCCGCGCGTGCGCGCGTACCACTTCGGCCGGATTCCGTAACGGAGCCGGTATGGCAGGACTTTCTGGCGATCCGCAAAGCGAAGCGTTCGCCGTTGACCGACACCGCCCTCGAAGGAATTGCACGGGAAGCCGCGAAGGCCGGCATGACGCTGGCCGAAGCCTTAACGCTTTGCTGCGAGCGGGGATGGCAGGGATTCAATGCCGGATGGGTCGCCGACCGGCCGCGAGCGCAGTCAGCCCCAAGCCGCTATGGCGCCACGATCGCCGCCCTGACCGGGCGCACAAAGCAACCGGAGGTTATCGATGTCGAGCCAGCCCTTACCCGCATCGCTCGTTGACCGGCTTTTCAGCCGTTTCACTGCGATCTATGGGGCGCAAAAGGTCGGTGCCATGTGGGCCGATAGCGATCTGAATGAGGTCAAAGGCGTGTGGGCGCAATCGCTGTCGCGGTACGCGCCGCAGTCGATTGGCGTGGCGATCCAACGGCTGATCGACTCGGGTAGCGGATGGCCGCCGACCTTGCCCGAGTTCTGCGAGTTGTGCCGCCAGGGCGCGCATGAGCGGAAGCAAATGGACGGGCTTGCACTGCCTGCGCCGGGCGCCTCATTCACCGACAACGAGACGGCCAAGCAGCGCGTCGCAGAACTGTTGTCCGGGCTATCGAAGTCGAAGCGGATGCCTGCCGAATGATCTGCCGCCACTGCAAGCACAGCCAGCACTCCGAGGCGATGCACTGCCTCTGGTGCCTGCTGCACGACCGGCGGGCGGATACGTCGTGCGCGGATTGGGAACGTGAGCCGGGGAGCGACGACGATCAAACGGAGCCGGCCGAATCCGGCGTTTAACGGGAGCGTGCGATGGGATACGAGCAAGTAGTGGAGTATGGGTTCGGCGCCGGCAGTATCGGAATGCCGCCGGTTCACATGAAGTCGGATTGCGCAGAGCGAACCATGCCGCCGGTGCTCTTGGAGTTGGATGTGCTCGGGCGTAGCCACGAAACTTTGCGCGTGATGATCGAAGAACTTGCCGAGCGCCTTTCGATCGTGCTGAGACCGGACGAACTGAACGCCACAACCAACGGCGGGTCGGACAAGCAGATTGAGCGGGAGCCATCGGTGTCCGTGCAACGGCTTCGCGCCGAGGTTCAACGTGTGCGCGAAATCGAACTGCGCGTCGGGTCGATTCTTCGCCGCCTCGATGTTTGACAAGTGACCCGTCTAGAGCACACCAAATGCGAATCCTGCGCACACCTCCGAAGGCTCCCCGAATACGGCGGCACGCCGACGTGCGCCAAGAGCACGAACCCGCCGAATCAGTTCGCGCCCCATGCCTGGGAACGCTGCGATGGCAAGTATTGGGAGGCGCGCAAGTGAGGCTCACCGAAGCCGAGTACGCCGGCCTGCTGCGCCGTCGCAATGCCCCTGCGGCTGGCGAGAAGTCACTGCCAAGCGCCGAACGCGAGCCGGCAGGTAGGTTGGCAGCCACGGAACAGCGAAAGCCGCTCACAGCGCGATTTGTCCTGCCGTGGCCGCCGAAGGGCTTGAGCCCGAACGACCGGCTGCATTGGGCTGCGCTGTCGCGGCTCAAGCGCGAATACCGCAAGGCGTGCCGACTGCAAGTGTTGGCGCAGGGTGCGCAGCCGATGGAAGGCTGCCTGCGGGTGCAACTCGAATTCGTGCCGCCGGATCGGCGCAAGCGCGATTGGGACAACCTCGTTGCCAGCATGAAAGCCGGGTTGGACGGGCTTGCCGATGCGCTGCAAGTCGACGACGCGCAGTTCGTTCTGTCGTTTCACGTCGCCCGCGACCAGATCGCCGGGCTTGTCCGTGTCTCTGTGGAGCCAGCATGACGACCGACATTCTTGCGGACTTGCTGGCACGGTGGGCAACATGGGTAGCTGCCGGGAACCGGGCGGGACTAGGCTACGCGATGGTTGGCTATGCCGAGCGCATCGGGTGCAGTTGGAGCACGGAGAACACCCCGCCGCCGGTCGATACGGCTATCTTGCGGGTTGACGAGTGCATCAAGCGACTGCCGGCAGAGCACCGCACTATCATGGTTGTGCATTACACGATGCCGGGGACGGCCAAAGCCAAGCGGGCCAAGCTCGATATGAGCAAAGAGCGGTATTACGAACTACTCGACCACGGGCGGGCGTTCGTGGCGCATATGTTGGAGGGGGAGACGGCATGACGGACGCGAAACGCGCGGAATGGCGTGCAGCACTCAAAGCCCTGTTGCCGTGTATCGAATGGGTGAACGATGAAGGCCCGGAGGATGAGGGCTGGCAATCATCAGCACTTTGCGCCGGCATCCTTGCGATTCAAGAAATGATTGCGACGGACTTCGGCGCATCGGGTGGATGAGTTGGCGCAATTTATTTTGTAGCGCCACAGTGTCGCCACGTAGCGACGGATGTTATAAGGATTAGGTAGGCTGGCTTCGTGCCAGCGCAGTATCTCCTCCCCTCGTGCATCACGCACGTTCAGCCCGCCGAGTGCGGGCTTTTTTTCGCCCGCCGTGGCGCAAGGCTAGACCAAGCCATGTCCGAAAGGGGCCGCCCTTCCACTTACACGCCGGAAGTAGCCGACATGATCTGTGCGCGCCTTGCCAGCGGCGAGAGCTTGCTGCAAGTGTGCCGGGACGAAGGAATGCCGCCGGAAAGCACTGTGCGGCGATGGGTAGCAGACGACCGTGAAGGGTTTTCTGCGAAATACGCGCACGCAAGAGACATCGGGCTAGACCATCAGGCCGACCGGATCATCGAGATTGCCGATACCGAGGAAGATCCGGCAAAGGCTCGGGTAATGATCGACGCCCGCAAGTGGCATCTGTCGAAGATGGCGCCGAAGCGGTACGGCGAAAAGACGACGACCGAGATTACCGGGCAGGGCGGTGGCCCGGTACAAGTCGCCGTCAACGTGAATTTCGTCAATGCGGCAGGTTGATGCGAACTTCCCTGCCAAGCTCGAATTACTGTTCCGGCCGGCGCGATACAAGATTGCCCACGGCGGCAGGGGATCGGCGAAATCCTGGGGCTTTGCGCGGGCGCTGCTGATCCTCGCGGCACAAAAGCCCCTGCGGGTGCTGTGTACGCGGGAGATACAGAACAGCATCGCCGACTCGGTTCACAAGCTGCTGGCAGATCAGATCGCGGGTATGGGGCTGGAAAGCCTCTACACGGTGCAGCAGACGGCGATTTACTGCGCCAACGGGTCGGAATTCGTCTTTGCCGGCCTGCGCACTCAGGACATCAATAAGATCAAGTCATTCGAGGGCGTCGACGTTGTATGGGTCGAGGAAGGTCAGGCGGTAAGCAAGAAGTCGTGGGACGTGTTGTTGCCGACGATTCGCAAGCCCGGCTCTGAGATATGGGTTTCGTTCAACCCCGACCTGGAATCCGACGAGACATACCAGCGGTTCGTCGCCAATCCGCCCGAGGGTGCGGCAGTCGTGCAGATGAACTGGCGCGACAACCCGTGGTTTCCACCGGAGCTGGAAGCCGAGCGGCAGGACACGCTCAAGCGCGATCCCGAGTCCTACGAAAACATCTGGGAAGGCGTGCCCCGCCGGTCGGTGGAAGGCGCGATCTACGCCAAAGAGATCGACAAGGCGTATGCCGAGGGCAGGGTAAGGCCGATTCCATACGATCCGAAGCTCAAGGTGCACACGGTTTGGGACTTGGGCTGGAACGACAGCATGAGCATTCTGCTCGTGCAGAAGTCGGTTGCCGACATTCGGGTAATCGACTTCATCGAGGATTCGCACCGCACCCTTGACGAATACGCGGCGCTCATCAAGCAGCGGCTGCTGAACTTCGGCACGCACTACCTGCCGCACGACGGGGATACGAAGGACTTCAAGACCGGCAAGACGGCGCGCGAGATTCTTTCGACGCAACTTGGCTCGGTGCAGATCGTGCCGAACATCGGGGTAGAGCAGGGCATCAAGGCCGCCCGGATGCTGTTCGGGCAGGTGTACTTCGACGAAACCAAGACGCAGCCGCTGCTAGAGCACTTGAAGCGGTACAGACGGAACATTCCCGTAACCACTAACGAACCGACTGCGCCTGTGCATGACGAGCACTCGCACTCGGCGGACGCCTTTCGCTATCTCGCAGTCATCGCCGACCAGATGCGCAACGAGCAATGGGGCGAGATCAAGTACGACAACCGAGGAATCATTTAATGGCCCGTATGACCGATGACGAACTTCTGGCGCTGATCGAAGCGCGAGAGGGCGAGTCGTATGGGTATGGCGACGGCGAGCTATCGGAGAAGCGCGCCGAGGCGATTGCGCGATTCCTGGGCGAACCCTACGGGGACGAACGCGAAGGCCGCTCGCAAGTGGTCGCAACAGACTTGCGGGATACGGTGCTGTGGGCCATGCCGCAACTACTGCGGGTGTTCCTCGGCGGCGATGAGTTGGTGCGCTTCGATCCTCGCGGCCCGGAGGACGAGCAGCAGGCGAAGCTGGAAACCGAGTACATCAACTGGCTGGCGCTGGAGCGCAACGACGCCTTTCAGCACTTTTGCGTCATCGTGCAGGACGCTTTACTGCTTGGTACGGGCTACGCGAAAGTCTGGTGGGATTCGAGCGAGGACATCCAGACCGAGACGTACTACGGCAAGACGGACGACGAAATCGGAATGCTGGTCAACGATCCCGATATTGAGGTCGTCGAGCACAGCGCGTACCCCGATCCGGCGGGCGGCGGCGGGATGTACATGGACCCAATGGCCGGTCCTGTGGAACTTCCGGCGCCGACGCTGCACGACGTAAAGGTCAAGCGCCGCTACGCCGAGGAAATGGCGAAGTACGCCGCTGTTCCTCCCGAGGAATTGCTGGTCCACAAGACGGTAAGGACCGGCTCGGTGCAGGACGCGGCATTCGTCGAACATCGGCGGATGGTCACGCTCTCCGAACTGCGGGAGATGGGTTACGACATCGCCGACGACGATTTCAGCGCCGACGATTGGATCGACAGCGCGGAGGAAGAAGCGCGCAATCGGTACGAGGACGAACACAGCGAGGCAATCGACGCCGACCCGTCCATGCGCCGCGTGCTGTACCGCGAGTGCTACCTGCGGGTAGACATCGACCGGGACGGGATTGCCGAACTGCGCAAGGTCTGCCTTGCCAACAAGAAGGTATTGGACAGCGACGAGGCCGACTGCGTGCCGTTCGCTGCCTTCTCGCCGATCCTGTTCGGCCATCGGCATCACGGGCTGTCGTTTTACGACTTGCTGGCCGAGATTACGGCGATCAAGACGGCGCTCCTTCGGGGTATGTTGGACAGCCAGTACCTTGCGGTTCAACCCCGGACGGCGGTCGATGTCAACCGGGTGAATTTGGACGACATGCTCGTGTCGCGGCCCGGTGGGGTTGTGCGGGTCAACGGCGACCCGGCTAGCGCCACGATGCCGCTTGTGACGCCTGACGTGGGCAAGACGGCGCTGTCCGGCATCCAGTACATCGACGCATGGAAGCAAGACGCCTCGGGTATCAACCCGTACTTCCAGGGCGGGGCGATGCTCGATAGTCAGGCGTTGAACAAGACTGCCTCGGGTGTCTCGCAGTTGATTACGCAGGCGCAGAGCCGGATCGAAGCGGTTGCGCGTTCTCTCTCCGATGGCGTGCGCGACCTGTTCCTGCTGCTGCACCAGATCACGCTTAAGAATGCGACGAAGGCCGAGAAGGTACGGCTGTCTAACGAATGGGTGCCGATCGACCCTCGGGAGTGGGTGCGCCGGTCGAATCTGAGCGTGCAAGTCGCTTTGGGTGCTGGCTCGAAAGAGATGCAGACGCAGCAGCTACAGCAGTTGATGGCGATGCAGATGCAGTTGCTTCCGGTGGGCATGGTCAAGCCGGAAAACCTCTACAACACCGCATCCCGTTTGACGCAGGCGATGGGTTTCAGGTCACCAGAAGAATTCTGGACCGATCCGAGCAAGCAACCTCCGCAGCCGCCGCCGCCGAATCCTGTGGTTCAGGCCGAGCAGATTAAGGCGCAGACGACCTTGCAGGTCAAGCAGATCGAGATGCAGGCGCAGTCTGCCGACGATCAGCGGCAGTTCACGATCGAGCAGCAACGGTTGCAGGCCGACATGCAGGCCGAGCAGCACAAGGCGCAGCTACAGGTCGAGATCGAGCGGTACAAGGCTGAACTGGACGCGCAGCTAGAGCGTGAGAAGGCCGCGATGCAGCGCGAGACGCAGTTGCAGATTGCACGGATGAACGCGCATACGCAACGTCAGGCGCACATGGGCGGCGTCAAGGTGAAGCGAAATGCTCGACACAACTAACCCGATTGCTGGCGAGATGGACGACGTAGAAGAAGTCGTCGCTGCGCAGGCAATCATGGATGGCATCAATGATTTGATCGCGCTACAGCAGCAGCAATTGCAGTTGCTGGCGATGTTGGCGCAGCAAATGACGAGGCCGAAGCGGATCGTGCGTGATTCGTCCGGTCGTGCTTTGGGTGTTGAAACTGTAGAGGGCTAGACATGGCTGTTACTTACACGACCGCGTGCAAAACGGCGCGCATGAACGCGGTAGTGGCGCAGATCGACGCAGGCGCCAGCACCAGCACCATCGAGATCGGCGTGTCAGGATTCGGCACAGTGCTCGCGGTGTTTGACCTACCGGACCCGTGTGGAACCGTGACCAATGGCGTGCTCACCTTCGACATGGATCCGGACCTGACCGATGCGTCGGCGAACGGCTCCGGCACCGCTGCCGAAGCGCGCATCAAGGACGGAGACGGCACCGTGGTCATCAGCGGCCTGACGGTTGGCACGAGCGGCACCGATATCGTGTTGGATAACAACGTTATCAATGCCGGGCAAACGGTCACGCTGACCACCGGCACGATTACGCACGCATGAATCGCAGGATCACGGGGAAGGTGCGTTTCCGCTGATCCACGTTTTCGAGGTGTGACATGGCCGCATTGACGACAGAGCAGCGCCGGGAGATTTGGGCCGAGGCGATGCGCGAGATGAGCCGCGAGTGGGAGTCGTGCAGCGTGACGAAGAACGACCTTCTCGTTGTGTTCAATGCGCTTGATGGCTGGTTCGATGCGAACTCGGCGACGGTGAATCAGGCAATCCCGCAGCCGCAGCGCGGGCAGTTGACCGCACGGCAGAAGGCGCGGATTTTCGCGTTGATCCTGCGCGCTCGATTCAACGTGGGGGCGTGAGATGGCGACGACTCGATTCGTGTTCACGCCGACCGCAGCAGAGTTTCCGAGCGCGAACTTTCCAGCGTTCGCCATCGACGGACAATCGCGGCCCTACTTGGCATTCGACACGACGACCGACGAGACGTGCTACTGGACTTTCTTGGCCCCGCAGGGGCTGTCCGGTGCGCTGACGTGCGTCATTACCTATCGTGCGGCGAGCGCCACGAGCGGCACGGCGTGCTTTCAGGCCGCCCTCGAAGCGATCAGCGACGGCGACGCCGTGGACACCGATTCGGCGTCGAGTTTCGCGAGCGACAACACGGCGTCTGCGGTGACGGTGCCGGGTACAGCCGGCTATATCGATCAGTTCGTAATCGCGCTCGCGAACGACGACAGCATCGCGGCGGGCGACTACTGCCGGTTGCGCGTGAATCGCGACGTGAGCGCGGACAACGCCTCTGGCGATCTGCAAGTGCTTGTCGTCGAGCTGCGCGACGCGACATGAGGTAGATCGTGGCTATCCAGCTCGCTGCTGGTGACGGACTCCTTAGCAAGACGACAGGGCTGTTCGCATCGAGCACGCTGTACACAGCGGTCTTCTGGGTATGGCAGGACTCGTCGGTCAACAACCCAGACGCCCAGATCAACCTTTTCGAGACGAGCAACGCCCCGAACACGCAGTACGACGGCCTCATTACACGCAACGATAGCGGCCTCTTCTTCAACGTCTACACGCAGAGCAACGATTTCTTTTCCGGCACCGGTGCGTGGAGTGGCGGGGCATGGATGCCCGTGTTCCGACGCAGGAACGGGAGCGCCCATTCCGGCGGCCGGATTGGCGGCTTGACTGGAAGCGGTACGGTCTCGAACACCGTAACGTTGCAACTCATCACGCTGATGGGGTACGAGGGTCAATCCTCGCGCAACGTCCGCGCGATCTGCGGATTCAAGGCGTGGGACGCGGCCCTCACCGATGATGAGTTGCTCGCCGAGGCATCGCGCATCCTTCCGGTGCGCGGCGCGAACCTGCAAAGTTTTTCGCCGCTCGTCAATCACACGCAACTGCGCGACGTATTCAACGGCGTCACGTGGACCGGCACGGGCACGCTTTCCACGGTGGACGGTCCGCCGATCCCGTGGGGCGCTCCGATCCTGCTGGTCGGGCGGGCGGCGGCGAGTGGTTCTACCGGCACGCTGGCTGCTACCGAGAGTGGGTCGGATACCGCAGCACTTGCCGGCGATGTTCTAGTCGAAGGATCGCTAGCCGCAACGGAAAGCGGCAGTGACGTAGCTGCGCTCATTGGTGTCGCGCTGGTCAGTGGCACGCTGGCGGCGACTGAAACGGGCGACGACGCAGCCGTCATTGCGGGCAGTGTCTTAGCGCAGGGAACGCTAGCCGCTACCGAGTCAGGCAGCGATGTAGCTGCGATTGAAGGCGTCACGGTCAACGTGGCGACTGGTTCTCTGGCTGCTACTGAGAGCGGCTCTGATACCGCAGAGATTGTCGGGGTCGTGCTGGCGCAGGGAACGCTAGCAGCAAATGATAGCGGTGAAGATACCGCTGCGATAACGGGCGTTGCGCTTGTCTCCGGGACGCTCGATGCGACCGAGGCAGGAAGCGACACGGCGGTTATTGCTGCCGTCGCGCTGGTTCAGGGGTCGCTGGATGCGACGGAATCGGGCAGCGACACTGCTGCTATCGAGGGCAGCCTAGCGGTTATTTCCACTGGCTCACTCGCCGCGACGGAAAGCGGCAGCGATACGGCGACGTTTGCCGGGGTTGCGCCTGTATCCGGTGCGCTGGCCGCTACTGAGGCCGCTAATGACTCCGTAGCGGTGTCCGGTGTCGTGCTGGTCACTGGCGCGCTGGACGCGACGGAGACGGGCAGTGATACAGCGGCGTTTGCAAGCTCGACGCCTGTTACCACTGCATACCCTGGTCCGGCGGGTCGGGCCACGAAAGGCAAGCGCCGTCGAGTGATTATCGGCGAGCGGCTCTACAACGTGCTCGAGCGCGACATTCCGGCGCTGCTCGAAGCCGAGTTACTCGACCGTGCGCCGCCGACCACGGCAGAGGTTATCGAAGGACCGAAACCGCGCCGCAAACGGGCCAGAAAGGCGCCACAGCCGGTCAAGACGGTCGCCGAGGTACGGGAGGCCGTCCAGCAGATCAAGGCGCGCATAGAGCCGGATAACGCATGGCTCGCGCAGGCGTTGGAAACCGTAGCGTTCCGGGTATTGGAGCGGCTACAAGACGAGGAAGATTCACTGATGTTGCTGCTGGCTGCATGAGATGACGCCCGAGGAAATCATCGAACACGCCCGCCTGGTGCGGGTGTTTCTCGAATCGGACGAATTCAAGGCTGCATGGGAATCGGTCGAAGGCGCATTGCTGCGTGAGTTCCGCGAAGCATCGGAACCCGAGCAGGCCCTAGCGGTTCACGAGCAGATGAAGGCCATGCAACGGCTGATGCGCCGCTGGAATGCAACCCAGACGGACGCAGCCATTGCGAGGAAGGAGAAAGAGGACCGCGACCGACCAAGACGCGGACTGTTTCGTTGACGAGCCGCCACCGAGCGGCTTTTTTTTTGAAGGTAATCCATGCCTGACCAAGACTCGCCAGCGAGCGAAACCGACATCGTTTCTCGTCTAATGGAACTGGAGCAGGACGCTCCTGACGAGGACGAACCGCAAGACGACGAACCTGCACCGCAGGAAGAGGTCGAGGACACCGAGCCTGTTGCGGAAGAGGACGAAGAGGAAGCCGAGGCGGAAGAAGAAGCCGAAGCCGAACCGGAAGCCGAAGAGTTTGAATTGCAGTACAACGGCGCGACCGAACGTGTGCCGAAGGATCGTGCGAAGGCACTCGCGCAGCAGGGGCTGTACTACGAGCGCAATCAGGCGCAAGTCGATCAGCACTGGAAGCAGGCGCAGGAAGCGTCGCAGTTCGTTGCGCAGCAGTTGCAGACGGTTCCCGAGTTGCAGGAAGCCGCCGCTTTGGTATCCATGTACCAGAAAGCGGTCGAATCCATCGACATCGCGGACATGCAAAAGCTGGCTACGGAAGATCCGGCGCAATACCTTGCCAATCTCGCCGAGTACAACACGCTTAACCGGCGTTTGACCGAGGCGCAAGCGAAGCACCAGGCCACCGCGCAGCAATTCGCTCAATCGCAGCAGCAGTTCCAGTCCGAGGCGTTGAAACGTGAGCGCGAAGCTCTGTTCAAGGCGATCCCGGATTGGCGTGACGACTCCAAGTTCAAGCAAGCCCGAGGCCGAATCCTCGCCTACATGGCCGAGAGGGGTTTCAGCGAGCAGGAAGTGGGGTCGCTGATGGATCACAGGGCGCTGTTGGTGGCGTATGACGCGGCGCGTTTTCGTGAGAGTCAAAAGGCGTTGAAGGCCTCGGCGAAGTCCCTTGGCACGAAGCCGAAGGTTGCGAAGCCGGGTGCATCGACTACGCCGGCTCAGGCGAATGACGAGCAGACGAAGGCGCTACGGCAGCAATTGAAGAAAACCGGAAAGATCGACGACGCGGCTCGATTGTTCGAGCGATTCGTCTAAGGAGTTTGCAATGGCTATTGCCAAGAACCATACCTACACGGGTAACAAGATCCGCGAGGACTTCCACGATGTCATCTATGACATCAGCCCGACCGACACGCCGCTTCTCACGATGGCGAAGCGGCTGAAGGCGAAGAACACGCTGCATCAGTGGACGTATGACGCGCTTGCCGCGCCGGGTGCGAACGCCAACCTGGAAGGTAACGACTTCTCGGTTACGGCGCGTGCGCAGCCGACGACCCTCGGCAACTACTGCCAGATCCTCGTCAAGACGGCGAGCGTGTCGGGCACCTTCGAGGCGGTCGACAAAGTGGGCCGCAAGTCGGAGATGGCCCGCCAAGTCGCACGCATGTCGAAAGAGATCAAGCGCGATCTGGAATACGCGCTGGTGCGCAACCAAGCGTCGGAGAACGGCAGCGCGGCGACCGCTCGCACGATGGCATCGCTGGAATCGTGGATTGCCACGGCGACGGACGGAAACGGCGTCATGGCAGCGGGTTCGAGCGGCGGCACGACCGTCGGCTATTCGGGCGGCACGGTTGCGGCTCCGGCGGCGACGGTCACTGCGAAGGCGTTCGGCGAGGCCGATCTGCGTACTGCCATCGGCTATGCGTGGGCGCAGGGCGGCGATCCGTCGGTTGTGATGATGAGTTCCGCGAACAAGGCGAAGTTCTCGAACTTCACCGGCATTGCAACGCGCTTTAACGACGTGCGCGGAGCGACGCAGGCGAACATCATCAGCGCGGCCGACATTTGGGTGTCGGACTTCGGCGTGCACAAAGCCGTGATGAACCGCTACATGCGGGACGAAGCGGTGCTGTGTATTGATCCCGAGTACGTCGGGGTCGCGTTCCTGCGTGGGTTCCAGACGAAGGACATCCCGGCCGCGCGTGACGGCACCGAGAAGGCGATTCTGTGCGAAGCGACGCTGGTCGTGCAGAACCCGCTGGCGCACGCCAAGGTGTACAACACTGGCGGCTGATCGTCGTCAACCGACAGGACGGGCGGGGGAAACCTCGCCCGTTTTTCTTTGAAAACAGTTCTCGACAAAGACCCACTCACCGGGCTTACCGAGTGGTTCAACTATGACCCGGTAGCCGACGAGGTGACGGTGTACTCGGAACAGAAAGAGGCCGATCTAAAGCGGTTTCTCGACCATACCGAGCGGGTACGCAACGACCCGGAAATCAGCCGGCAGGGCATCAAGAATTCGTTCTGGCGCTACGCGCAGATCCCGCCGATTGTGCAGGTTGAGTTGCGCAACAAGGGCATCGATATCTTCAATCCGGGGCACACGAAAGCCTTGCTTAAGGCGATTAACGAGCAATACCCGTACACAAAGACCACGGACAAGATGCACCGATGAGGGAGATGCCCATAGCAGAGCAGGGCCGAATCCTCGTCGATGCTCGGAGACTCGCCGAAGCGGGGGATTACGAGAGTGCCTCGCGGGTCGCCTATCAGGTGCTAGAGCGTGCGCCGAACAGTGCTTTGGCTCTGCACATGCTCGGCTACATCTACCTGCAAGTGGACAAGCAGGTACTGGCCTACCAGTTTTACCGCAGGGCGTTGCAAGTCGAACAAAAGCACGCCGAGATATGGAACAACTTCGGCCGGGCTGCGGACGAACTGCACCTGTACCACGAGTCGGAAGCCTCGTTTCGGCGTGCGCTGTCGCTCAAGCCCGACTACGCAGGGGCGTGGGCGAACCTCGCGGTAAGCCTCATCAATCAGGCGCGTTACGACGAGGCGCTAGAGGCCGCAGAGCGGTCGGTGGCGCTCGATCCGAAAGCGCCTGCGGGATGGATCAACGTCGGCTTTGCATCGCTCGCTAAGGGCGATTGGGGCCGGGGATGGGATGGGTATCACAAGGCTTTGGGCGGCAGGTTCCGCCAGCCGGTGGTGTACGGGGACGAACCGGAGTGGGATGGCAAGCCGGTCGGGTGCCTGGTGGTGACGGGCGAGCAGGGGTTGGGCGATGAGATCTGCTACTCGCGCATGTTGCTGGACGCTGCGCGGTCGTGCGAGACGGTCGTTTTCGACTGCGATGCGAGGCTCGAGGGGCTGTTTCGGCGTTCGTTCGCAGGCACGAATATTCGCGTCTACGGGACGAGGAAGTCGGAACAGGTCGAGTGGCTGGCCGAGCACAAACCCGACGCGCACGTCTCGCTGGCCGACCTCGGCATGTTCTACCGCAGGAAGGATGCGGACTTCCCCCGCGATGCGTTTCTTGAAGCTGACCCTGAGCGGGTGGCTCAGTGGCGGGCAATTCTCACGGGTCGGACGATCGGGCTGGCTTGGTCGGGTGGGACGTTCCTGACGCAATCGGGGCTGAGACAGGCGGGCATCGAAGGATTCCGGCCGCTGATCGAATCGGTTGAAGCGACGTTCGTCTGCCTCGAATACCGGGATGCGTCGGCAGAGATTGCCGAGTCGGGCTTGCCCGTGCGCTGGTTCGAGCGGGCGACGATGGCGCGGGACTATGACGAGACGGCCGGGCTGATCGGTGCGCTGGACATGGTTATTGGCGTGCCGACGACGGCTCTGCACATGGCGGCTTCGCTTGGGGTTCCGACATGGTGCTTGACGCCGGAAATGCCGCAGTGGATGTTTAACCGCGACGACATGCCGTGGTACGCGGACATGCGGATTTTCCGCAAGCGCGCTGACGAGGATTGGAAGGCGGCCGTAGCCCGGTTCACGCAGGAACACATGAATGCGTGATTACTGGACGACGAATGCCGCCTTGCGCGATATCACGCCGGCCGGCGAGCGGTTCCCGGAAGTCGGGCTGTTCGAGGCATTGCGGGTTGCCTGCACGGGAACGGTGTTCGAGTTCGGCTGCGGGGACGGCAGGTTAGCGCCGGCCTTCGATCCGATGGATTACGCCGGGTTCGACATCAACCCTCATGCGTTGCAAGCGGCGAGGCGGGCGAACCCCAGGCATCGGTATGTGACCGAGTGGGAGCCTGCCGATACGTGGCTCGCGCATACGGTGTTGCTGCATGTGCCGGATGACGAGATTGCCGAGCTGATCGACCGGGCGAAGGGCTACAGCCGGATCGTCATCGGCGAAATCATGGGCCGACAGTGGCGCAGGCCGGGCGACCCGCCGGTGTTCAACCGCGAGGCGCGCGAATACGCAGATCTGGTCGGGCGTGCGCCGACGGTAATTGCGGTGCCGTATCCACGTTACAAGTGCGATCTGCAAATGCTGGTGTTCGGATGCTGATGCCATACGGGGATGACGTGCCGGATCACTGGCAAGCCGCCGACATCGCAGTGGCGCTCGGGTTCGTTAATGCGTTTCATCTTGCCATCGACGGCGGAGCGCACCGGGGGGCAGTTACTGCGCAACTGGTGAGCAGATTCGATCGCGTGGTGGCAATCGAGCCGGGGCCGCTTGCGGATCGGATTGTCGGGGCAGATGTCGTCCGGGCCGCATTAGGTGACAGACCTGGGCGGTGCGCGATGGCGGACGGCCCGGAGAACTCTGGGCAGCGACATATTGTCAAAGGGGACGACGTGTCTGTTATCACGTTGGACTCGCTTGGTTTGGCGCCGGACTTCATCAAGCTGGATGTCGAGGGCTGCGAGTGGTCCGCACTGATGGGAGGCGGGAGCACGATCCGCGCGCATCGCCCGGTGGTAATGCTTGAGGACAACGGGTTGTCGGAACGCTACGGCGTCCCGCGCGGTGCGTGCCGTGCGTTGATGGAGTCGTGGGGCGCGAAGTTGGTTGCGGTGTGCAACAAAGATGAAATCTACGCATGGTGATTAACGTCTGCGTATTGCGTAGCGGGGGAGACTACGGCCCCGAGCATGTGCGCTGGCTAGCCAAGCAGGTGCCCGGCCTCGTGTGCCTGTCGGACGTGCCAGTGCAAGGCGTCGAGACGGTGCCGATGCGCTACGGCTTTCCGGGTTGGTGGTCGAAAATCGAACTGTGCAGCGACGCCTTCGACGGCGACCTCATGTACTTCGACCTCGATACGGTCGTGTTCGATGTGCCGAAGGTGGACCGGACCACGGTACTGCGGGACTTCTACTACCCCGAGACGATGGGTTCGGGGCTGATGTACATCGCGCAGGCCGACAAGGCGCGAGTGTTCGAGGACTTCATGCGAAGCCCGAGTCTGCACATGCGCCGGCATACGGTGGGCGGCGATCAGGCTTTCTTGCAGCAGCACATCGGCGACTGCCAGAAGTGGCAGGACGTTGCGAATGTTGTTTCGTTCAAGGCGCATTGCCAGAGCGGCGTGCCAGAGGGTACGCAGGTTGTGTGCTTTCATGGGGTTCCGCGTCCCTGGCACGTTATCGCGCC